AGCTTATGGAACTATTAGAGCAAGGAGAGTTAGATGAAATACGCAATAGTACGCACAGACGGTATTACAGAAGCTCGTGAAGACTCGTATCCTTTGCAAGAAGGTGCAATAGTTCTTACTGATGCAGAATACGATCAATTGCTTAGTGGTTTATATATTTTGCAAAATGGACAAATAATTTCCAATCCAAATCCTCCCAAGGCAATACCACAATGACCACATTAATACCTCAATATTATGAAGGCTCAACAGGAGCAGTAAATAAACCAATCAATTATAAATTGGCTGAAAATATTTCTGTTTTTGATTTTATGACTCCAGCACAAATTGCTGGTGTTCAAGGTACTGGGTCTGTTGTAGATGTAACATCTGCAATACAATCTGCATTAAATGCTGTACCAGATCAAACTTTTGGAACAATTCAATCCATTCAGAGAATATATTTTCCATCTGGTATTTATCCAATTAGTAGCACTTTGACTCATACAGGTCATTTCTTACAACTGGTTGGTGATGGTTATCAATCTTGTTTGAAATGGACAGGCTCACAGTATGGAACAATGATGTCAATTACTGGAGTATTAACTGATCCTAATGGTGATTTTGTTATTCAAGACATGGGATTTAATCTTAATAGTCTTGCAACAACTGGATTGCAAACACAAACACTTTCACATGAAATAACTATTTCAAGAATATTATTTGCTAATGGTATTGTTAATCCTAGTAATGGTAATCAATCTGTTTGTGAAAATTTAGTTGAAACTCATAGTGGAAGAATTGAACAATGTTATTTTGCTACTTGTTCTAACAATGCAATTAGTTTAGATAGGACTGGTGAAAATGGCGGCCCAACTGCTTGGGTTATAGATCAAAATGAATTTCAACAAATAGATGCTTTTTGCGTATTTGCTGGAAACGCAACAAATTTAAAAATTTCAAATAACATTATTGATAATACAGGAACTTCTACAACAGGAAATTCAGCAGGGTTTAGTATTTACGCTTCTAATCAAGTTGTTATTGAAAACAATTATGCAGAAAGTATCCAACAATCTTTAATCTCAATAAATGCTATTCAATCAGGATCAACTTTACATAATCAAAATGCGATTATTCGTGATAATTATGCAATAAATTTACCTTTAAACAGTTCTTACCAAGCTATAAATATAGGTGGTGTTTCACCATCATTTAATACTTATAACGTGCATATTTACGATAATGCTATTATTGGAACTGTTGCTTATTTTGCAAATGTAGGTACATCATCGCACCAAACTAGATTAGGGCATAACGTATTTTCTAGGGATAATGGTTCAACATTTGATCCAGCATGGGCTTATGTAACTGGGTCAGGTGATTGGTATTATGATGGTCAATACCAAGTTTCTAATGCTTTGCAAGGGGTTGCATCTGCTGTTTCTTTAACTTCTGGAACAACTGCAAATGTTACAAGTTTGACTTTGCCTCCAGGTGATTGGGATATTTATGGGAAATTAGATTTTGCAGGTGGAACAACTACAACTGTTTCATATCTTAATGGTGGTTATAGTTTAGTATCTGCAACAACTCCAACTGATTATGCGGCCATTTCATCAGAAGGAACTCAAGCAGGAACACCTTTTTCAACAGTAAATAAATCTTTGGTATTGCCTACATATAGAGTTTCAATTTCATCATCGACAACTTATTATTTGGTTGCCACAGCAGGGTTTGCTACATCAACTTGTAGTGTTTACGGAATTATTCAAGCAAGAATAGCCAAAACTTATGTATAAGGAAAATTTATGTCTGTAAATCTTTCCCCATTGGGGGGTGCTGGATGGCAGTTTTTTGATAACAATGGAGTACCTTTATCTGGTGGTTTGTTGTATACTTATTTAGCAGGAACAACCACTCTAGCAGTAACTTATACAAGTTCAAGTGGTTCAATTGCTAATTCAAATCCAATTGTTTTAGATTCTAGTGGAAGACCTCCAAATGAAATTTGGTTAACTGGGGGTATATTTTACAAATTTCTTTTGCAAACAAGTACAGGAACACAAATTTGGTCAATGGACAATTTAAGTGGTCTTCCAAGTTCAGGGATTGAATCATCTGCAACTGCAACTCAAGGTCAGACTACATTTAGTGGACTAAATTACACAACTGGTAATAATAGTTTAAAAGTTTTTGTAAATGGCAGTAAACAAATTATTACTACAAATTATACTGAAACTAATTCAAGCACAATTACATTTACTTCACCTGGTTTAAATGCTGGTGATATTGTGGAGTTTTTACAATGACAACTCCAAATGACATAATTAGCAGAGCATTAAAAGACATTGGCGCATTAGAGGCTGGTGAGACTCCAACTGCTGATTCGGCTCAAGACGCTTTTAACATGTTGTTAAACATGCTTGACCAATGGTCAAATGAAGAAATGATGGTGTACTATCAGTCTGAAATTATTTGGACGCTTACATCAGGGCAAACGCAATACACGATTGGACCAGGGGGCGAAATAGGGGCTGTGTTTACGGGTTCTATATCAGGAACAACCCTAACTGTCACTTCGATCACTTCAGGAGCAATAAATCTGAATCAGACAATATCTGGCACAGGCATAACAAACGGCACTAAAATTGTTGCTTTTGGTAGTGGAGCTGGAGGCAATATCAATGAAGCTGGCACATATCAACTTAATGTGAATTATCCAACAGGCGTATCTTCAACAACAATCAATGCTTTTTATCCAAGACCTTTAGCTATAAATTCAGGGTTTGTACGTATAGCGACCAATAGCAACGGTTATCCGATTGTGAATGGCGGTTTGGATTATCCACTTACTGTGTTGGATTACGATAGCTATCAGTTGATCGGTCTTAAAACGCTAAATGGACCATGGCCTAAAGCGTTCTATTACCAGCCAACAGAAATTTTGGGAAATATTTTTGTATGGCCTAATCCAGCACAAGGCGAAATGCACCTTTTTGCTGACACTTTGTTTTCTCAATATACAAATTTAACTGATAAGATTACATTACCACAGGGCTATAACATGGCTCTTGAATGGTGTTTGGCTGAATATCTAATGCCCTCATACGGCAAGGCTTCGCCAACACAAATACAAATGGTTCAGCAATTTGCGGCAAAAGGCAAATCTACTGTTAAGCGTACAAATATGAAACCGCCTAAAGTGTCAAGGTACGATGAAGTTATTACTACATCACGTTCCAAAGATGCTGGTTGGATTTTGTCGGGCGGATTCTTTAGATAAGGGTGATATATGCCTGATTTTGGCTTTGTTGGTCCATCTTATGAAGCGCCTAGTATTTACCAGGACGCTCAAGAATGTATCAATTTTTATCCTGAAATTGACCCGCTAAAACAGCCTGGTTCAAGAGGCGTTGTTGCGTTATATCCAACGCCAGGATTAACACAAATTATTCAGCCTGAAATTGGTCCAGTACGGGCTATGAGGAATTTGTCGGGTAATTCAATACTTTTGGTCGTAATAAATGCTTCTGTGTATAAAGTAACTACGTCTTATACATATACGTTAGTTGGCACTCTTACAACAACTACAGGGTTTGTATCTATATCGGACAATATTACTTCTGCAAACGGTTTAACAGCATATATTGTGGATGGTCCAAATCGTTACACTTGGATTGCTAACAGCAATACGTTTGCGGTTTTGCCGCCAAGCGATGGACCATGGCAAGGAGCTTCAGTTGTAGACGTTTGCGACAATTACAACATTTATAACAACGTAGGCACGCAAAATTGGGCTTGTACAGACCTTGGGTCAAGTTTGTCTACAAACGCTTATTACGGCACAAAAGATGCCGCACCTGACCCTATTGTTACTCTCATAGCAAATCACAGGCAAGTTTATTTACTAGGTCAACAGACAACTGAAGTTTGGGTTGATGTTGGAAACGTCATAACGGGCATTATTTCATTTCCGTTCCAGCGTATTCAGGGAACAATGATGCAACACGGTTGTGCGGCTATTGGTTCTGTTGCTCAATTTGCTGAAATGTTTATGTTTGTATCTAAAGACAACAGGGGTCAAGGAATTATTGGGGTTGTACAAGGGTACACTTTTACAAGGATTTCTACTCACGCTGTTGAACAAACGTTATTAAATCAAACTATATCAGACGCTATTGCTTATACATATCAACTTGAAGGACACGAATTTTATGTTGTAAATTTTCCTTCAGCCAATATAACCTGGGTTTATGACCTTGCTAGTCAAATGTGGCATAAATGGTTATCTTGGGATGGTATTCAATATAACCGTCATCGTTCTAATTGTGGTGCGTTTTTCAACAATTCTTATCTTGTTGGGGATTACGCTAATGGAAATATATACGCTGTAGACAATAACAATTACACAGAAAACGGCTCAACTATTCGCAGAATTAGACGTGCGCCCCACATTACAAGCGATTTACAAAGACAATATTTTGCAGAACTTCAAATTCAATTTCAGCCTGGAGTCGGTTTAGAAACAGGCCAAGGTCAAAACCCCCAAGCTATGTTACGCTGGTCAAATGACGGCGGTTCTACTTACTCTAACGAACATTGGGTAAGTATTGGAGCTGTTGGTAAATACAAAAATCGTGCTATTTGGAGGCGTTTAGGCTGGTCAAGAGATAGAATTTTTGAAGTTGCTATAACAGACCCTGTTAAAGCAGTTATTGTTTCCGCAAATTTGAAAGCTGAAGTTGGGGAAAATTGATGGCAACGCAACCAAATTCCAACATCAATATACCGCAATCACCGTTTCTTGACCCAACAACAGGTAGACCGTCTTTGCCTTGGATGCTTTGGTTGCAAAATCCTAATTTTATCCAAACCACAACTGGTCAACAAACTATAAACGGGTCTGAATATGTTACTGGCAATTTAACGGCACTAGGCGGCATCTCAGGAGGCAAATTTTGATTGACCTTGTACTTACCCCCAGCGCTGAATTATCGTTTGACTGCGATGATTCTAAGCATCAATATGAAATTTTTGAACAATTAGCTAAAGTACCCAACCGTCAAGAGATTGAGCAACTACAAGCTGAAGTTGCAAAAATGGAACAGCCCGTATTTGATACTGAACATTATTTCAGCGGTGGTATGTATTGTCGAAAATTGCCCAGAAAAGCTGGAACATTGATTATCGGGAAAGTACACAAAAAAGAACATTTTTTTATGTGCGTCAAAGGAGAAATCATTGCTTGGACAGAAAAAGGGATGCGGAAATTGAGTGCGGGCGATATAATTGAATGCAAAACAGGCACTAAACGTGTTACTTTAGCATTAACAGATGCCATTGGAATTACGGTACACATTACTGATAAAACCAATATTGATGAAATTGAAGCAGACCTGGTTGAGCCTGATGAATTGTCTATGTATGCCCCAGGAAACGTATTAAAAACAAAAGTCTTAGGGAGTTGATATGTCATTTATAACTGCGGCGGCAATCGTTGGGGGAACTACATTAGTAGGTTCTTATTTAGCTAGTAACGCATCAAAATCTGCGGCTAATACTGTTGCTAACGCTACTACAGCTGGTCAACAGCAAATGCAAGGTAATTTGCAAGCACTTAGCCCAAATTACACGCCATACATGAATTTAGGTCAAACTGGTGTAAATCAGTTAAACGCTCAACTTCCAAATTTAACGCAATCATTTGGTCCAGATCAACTTAAATCTAATCTTGCACCAAACTATCAGTTTATGTTAAACCAAGGTTTGGGGGCGCAATCGCAAGCAATGAACGTAGGCGGTGGCGGTTCTAACATAAACACAGCAAATACTAAGTTTGCTGAAGATTACGCATCTAACGCTTATCAAAACGCTTTTAACAATTATCAAACACAACAAAGTAATATTTTTAACCGATTAGCTAGTGTTGCTGGTATTGGTTCAAACGCAGTATCAGGATTGTCTAATTTGGCAACAGGCACAGCATCCAATATCACTCAACTTGGTGTTGGGGGCGCTCAAGCTACTGCGGCTGGTATTACGGGTTCAGCAAACGCAATATCAAGCGGTATTCAAGGCGCTGGACAGGCTTATTCCAATGCTGTCACTTTGCCCGCTATTTTGAACGCTATAGGATAAAACATGGCAACTTTTAATGTTGATACTTCAATGATTGGGGCAAAACCGCCCCAAGCAGAGCAAATGAAACTCAGCGATATGCTGAACATGGCTTCCAAAGGGTACGAGCTTAAAAAAATGAAAGAGCTGTACCCAGCTATGATCGAAAAAGCTAAAGCTGAATCTGAAAGCGCTCAATCGGGTGCTGTTGTAAAAGATATTGAAGCTCAACAAGCAACAATTCGCAACAAAGAACAAATGAAGCTCAATGCGTTTATGCAAGACCCAAAAAACTACATGAATGACAATGGAGACATTGATTTAACAAAAGCGAACAAAGCAATACCAATTATTGCTCCAATGACTGGAGCTGACCATTTAACTAAATTATCTACACTTGCTCAAAATAATACTTTAGCAAAAGACGCAAAACTAAAATTTAGCCAAAACGAAAGAGAAATGGTTGCATCTACTTACGGCGCTTTGGGGCGTGCAAACGTAACAGACCCCAAAGAATATGTTAGTGCTTTAGACAATTTAGTTAAAGCATTTCCTGATAGTCTTTCAATGAAACAATATGCTGATGCGGCTAAAGGTAATTTAATGATGGTAGGAGATCATTCAAAATTACCCGCTGTTGCTATTGGAACGGCTAATCAATTATTGACTTTGCCACAACAACAAACAGCATTTACGCCTACAACAAACGTTGCAACTGTTGGCGGTCAACAAGTGCCTGTCACAACTACACCATCTGCTACTGGGGGCGCACCTCAAGTTAACGTTGGTCAATTTGGCGGAACAACACCACAAACACCGCCCCCAGCTAGTGCGCCTAATCAACCTAAAATTGTTAATGAAGATCCAAATCTTACATACAAAGGGCCAGCACAACCGTTACAACTCAATTCAGTTCAAGAAAAATTATTTAACGCTGGTCAAGAAAACTTTAACAAATTACCCGCATTACAACAACAGGCTCAAGAAGCCAAAGAATACGTGCGAGGTGCAACGAACGCTATTGATGCGGCTAAAGGTAGCACCCTTACGCAAAAACTGCAAGCTGGTGGCAAATATGTGTTTGAAAACCCAGAATTAGATCGTTTGACTAAAAACTTGGCTGGTGTGCTTGTTTCTAACGCAAACACAATGGGGTTGAATCGTTCTGATGCGTCTTTTGCTGATGCAGAAAAACTTAGCGGTAGCGCAAAAATATCTAATGAAGCACTTAAAGACATATTACAAAGAGCTGATGCTCAAGCTAGTGCGGCAGATAAATTTTCTACGGCTGTTAAAAATTATCGTGAAAAACGTGGCGAAATCAACGCTAGTATTCACGAAGGCAGATTTAAATCAGCATGGTCTAATGCGTATGACCCAAAAATATTTCAGATGGACAACATTGCAAATTCAAATTTACCTGAAGACATCAAATCTCAGCGTATACAGGAATTGACAAAAAATATGTCGCCAAGCGCTTACACCAAGTTTGTAAACGATGCTAAAACTATTCATCGTCTTGAGCAAGGAAAATACCAATGACAGATGTAGCTGATGAAGTAGACGTACCTGGTCTCAAGTATTTGAAGCCTGTCGCACCTACTGCGTCAGCTACTCCAGTTACTGAAGCGCCCCCAATCAATTCTGATTTACAAGACCGTGTTTCACGGCTCAATGAGGAATGGAAAACCCGCAAAGACCTTAACCCAAAAGGTTTGGATTTGCCAATCACAAGTAGATCACGCACTTTTGACGAACAAAAAAAATTATATGATGAATATGTTGCTAGGGGTAAAAAAGGGTATCTTGTAGCCCCCCCAGGTTCAAGCGAACACGAAACAGGCAATGCGGTAGACCTTTTGCCAAACGTGCCTGATGAATTGTTAAACAAATACGATTTGCATAGACCTTTTGGAGCAAAAGACCCTGTACACGTTGAATTAAAACCTGGTACCGTTACTGCCCAAACAGACGATATTGAAGTGCCTGGGCTTAAATATTTAACGCCCCCTGATACTGTCGCAACACAAAAAACAACAAAAACAACCCCGTTAGTTACGTTGCCAACAACGCAAGAATTGAAGAAAACGGCTAATGAAACGATAGCTAATCCTGAATGGTGGGCTAAAGACATTGCGGCTAAAGCAGACGTGGCTTATGGCGGTTTGTTGGGTCTTGGGCAGTTTGTAGCTAAACCGTTTGCTAAAGCGGCAGATTTTTTGACCAATTCGACAGCTGGTACAGACATACTGAACCGTGTAGCAGATTTTGCTAGTCATCCTGTTGGTAAAGCAATGGGCATTACTAATGATCCAACGTACCAAAAAGAAGTTGCTACCAAAATATTGGGTACGATTGCTCAATACGCTGACAAACCAATTTCATACATATCTGAACAAACAGGATTGCCAAAAGACGAAGTGTCTTGGTACGCACAAGCGGCTGGTATCAAACTTGCCCCAGTTGTTGGAAAAGCTGTTGCTGAAGGGGCTGGGAAAGTAAAAACTGCGGCTATTGAGGGCGCTGAAACTGTTGGCAAAGCTAAAGAACAAGTACAACAGCAATTTCAAACGCTAAAAGAAGCAATAAAACCTGAAGCAAATCCAAATTTGCGTAGCATTGGTGCGGCTGAGGCTGATAAAGTTGCTGTACGCAAAGCTAATGCTCAAGATTTGTGGGAACCAATAGACCTTGAAAGAAGTCAGTTAACCAGAGATTTTGCTGATGTAAATTGGGCAAGGGAACACGCTAAAGACCCCGTGGCTGGAAAATTGTTTCGTGATATGTACGCAGATCAAAACGCCAAAGTTTCTACCAATTTTCAGAAAGCCATCAATAATACGGGCGCTGAACTTACGGGTATTGAACGTGCTGAACTTGGCGAAAAAATAGACAAAGTTGTTAAAGATTACAAAACAGATCGTTATCAAAAAGTTAGTGATGCGTATGATGCGGCAGATAAGGCTGGAGAAACACTTGAACAAGTTTCATATAAACCTTTGCTTGATTATGTTAACAATAAACGTCCAACAGTAAAAAAACAAAATCCTATTTTAAGCACGATTGAAGAAGAATTGGCTCACAACGACCCCGATGGTTTGGGCACAGTCAATTTGCGTCAAATGGAGGATATTCGTAAGCTAATTGCTGAAGAAACAGAACAAGGTACATCTAACGGTTTTCATGGTAATCAATTACGCAAAACAATAGATCAAGTTACAGCTAACAAGGGTGGTGATCTTTACAAAACAGCCCGTAAGCTCAATACAGACTACATGACTGAGTTTGAAGACACGCCTACAGTTAAAAACATTACAGCGCTTAAAAAAGGCACGGTTGACAGGGTCGTTCCATTAGAACAGTTACCCGAAAAACTTTTGCTTAACGCAACAAAAGATCAAGTACAGCAAGTATTTAACACGTTAGCTAAAGCTGGTCCAGAAGGTCAGCAAATGATAAACGAGCTTAAAGGCGTGTTAGGTGAGCATTTGCGTGATGAGACGTTTAAAGGCGTTAACAGGGATGTACACGGTAATTATGTGCCGTCAGCGCCAAAATTAGATGCGGCAATAAAAAAATTAGACAAAAGCGGCAAATTAGATTTAGTGTTTGGCAAAAAAGATGCTGAACGTTTTAGAACGCTTAATGAAGTTGTACAGGATATTCGTACAGTACCTGAAGGTTCAGTTAACTATTCGGGTACTGCGGCTAATCTTAAGACCATGTTAGCTGATTTGGCGGGTTCTTACATGGCTACTGGCGTACCCGTGCCAATATTGACTGCGGCTAAATGGACGGCTAATCAAGCTAAAACCATAAGAGACGTTAACAGGGTTAAAGATTTTATTGATTTTGGAAAGACAAAATGATGGAATTTCAGCAAATCGTTGATATTAGTGTTTCAACAATTTTGATGGCGCTTGGCTGGTGGTGTCGTCAAATTTGGGATTCTGTACAACAACTTAAAAAAGACGTTCAAAAAATTGAAGTTGATCTACCTACAAGCTATGTCAGAAAAGTCGACATTGAAGCACGATTTGATCGGTTAGAAAATATCCTTGATAAAATATTTGACAAATTAGATAACAAAGCAGACAAATAAGGAAAAAAAAGATTGAACATGGATTGGTTAAAAGCAATAGCACCTACCATCGCAACAGCCCTGGGTGGACCATTGGGTGGGTTAGCGTATGAAGCAGTCTCTAAAGTGCTAGGAGTGTCTCAGGATGATGCTAAAAAGATGCTAGACGATGGCAAACTAACTGCTGACCAGATAGCGTCTGTTCAGCAAGCCGAAATTGCGCTGAAAGCAAAAGCCCAAGAGCTGAATTTAGATTTTGAAAAATTAGCGGTAGATGACAGAACATCAGCCAGGACTATGCAAACGGCTACACACAGTTGGATACCCCCGTTTTTGGCGTTTGGTATCACAATTGGATTTTTTGGTATTCTTTATGCGCTGATGACGGACAAAGTAACAAAGTCAGACGAATTGATGATTATGTTAGGTTCGTTATCAACTGCCTGGACAGGCGTAATAGCGTTTTATTTTGGTAGTTCAGCTGGTAGCCAAGCTAAAGACCAGTTGCTACATCAATCACAACCAACAGAATTAAAATGATAAATTCAAGATCATTAGATGAACTTTTGCCTGAAGTCAAAAAACGTGTTGAAACATTTATACAATTATGTAAAGACAATAACATTGATTTATTGGTTACATCTACATATCGTGATAACGAAAGCCAGGAGAGCTTGTATGCCCAAGGACGAACAGAACCAGGACGAATTGTTACAAATGCTAAAAGCGGTGAGAGTTTCCATAATTATCGCTGTGCTGTTGACGTTGTGCCTCTCATTTCTGGGAAGCCTGATTGGGACGGAACTCATCCAATTTGGCAAACAGTAGGACAGCTGGGGAAACAAGCAGGATTAGATTGGGCGGGCGAATGGCATTCTTTCAAAGAATTGGCTCATTTCCAATACACGGGCGGTTTAACTATCGCTGAACTCAAATCAGGTCAAACAATAGCATAAGGAAATATCATGGCAACAAATTTCAAAATTGAAGGCAAAGCATACCCGTCTAAAAAATCGCACTATGTCGTTTTGCGTGAGCATGAAAAACAAACTGAAAACGAATTGCACAGGCTTGAAGACAAATTGCAAAAGCATGAAAACTTACCCGCCGATAAAGCACACCCAGCGGATCAATCTAAAGCACCTCTGCCCAATATGCGTTAGTTTTCAGACCAACCCCCAGCCCAGCAAATAAAAATTGCACCCGCAATGATCGAGAGCATTCCCAACACAAAACCGATCAATAAAAATAGAATGGTATCAATCATTTTGGGTGTCCTTTTTTTTAAGCATAGTTTCTCCTAGGGTGGATAGTACCAACCCTCTCCATCTACCAGTATAAGTAGACTAAGTGCGCATAACGGATTTATTCATCTTATACAAGATACCTAGTTTCCACCTAAGTTATATCTTGCTTTACCAGTACCTAAATCAAGTCTGGTCACAAAATCAGGGGTGTAGCTGATTAGCGGTGTTTTCTCCCAAGCTGTCCATTCAGACACTCTGCTCCGTGTGGGGTACGGATGCGTCACAAAATAAAAAAGCCACTTAAAAAAGTACCTTGGTCGCACCCTCTTATTCAAGAGGCAAGATACTTCTGTAAGTGGCTTCAACTATTGCGTGCGACGGCAACAACTTAATTATAAGCTAAATTTTTATTTTTTGAACCACTCTGGCTTTAAAAGTTGCAACTGCCATTGTCTCGCCATAGGAATCACAGTCCATTGACTAATTGCCGCCTGGGAAATACCCAGTAATTGAGCAAGTTTGGTCTGCCCACCCGCTAATTTACAGATTATTTTTTTGTCCATGCTGTAATTATAAGGGTTCTTATAGTATTTTTACAATAGCAAATCAAAACATAACCCTACGCTTTACTCGGATATATAAGTTAGCTTATAATTCTTTCACCCCCCGATTTTGGGGTCTTTTAAACTTTAGGAGAAATCTGATGGCACACGAAATTGCAACAAACAAGATCACTGGCAAAGCTGAAATCGCATTTGTTGGACAAACCCCCTGGCACGGTCTTGGTCAAGAACTAACAGCTGACGCATCAATTGACACTTGGAGCGTTGAAGCTGGTCTCAACTGGGAAGCACTTATTGCTCCAGCTTTCTACACACCCGCACATACACAACTTCAACTCAACTCTGGTCGCAACGTGATTTATCGTAGCGACAACTACGAATCACTTGGCGTTATGACAGGGCGTTACAAAATTCATCAACCTACTGAAATATTAGACTTTTTCAACACGCTTGTTCAGTCTGCTGGTTTCAAATTAGAAGTTGCTGGGTGTTTGCGTGGCGGTAAGCGTATTTGGGCACTTGCTAACGTTAACAAAGAGGCTTGTGTGTTGCACGATGATATGGTGAAAGGTTATTTGTTGTTGTCAACATCATTTGACGGTTCAACAGCGACCATCGGTCAATTCACTAGCGTGCGTGTTGTATGTAACAACACCATATCAATGGCAGACAGAGAAAACAACGTTGGTCGTGTCAAGTTAACACACGGGTCATATTTCGACGCTAGTTTATTGCGTGATGAACTTGGGATTGTCGTAGGCGGATTTGACGGCATGATGGATGATTTCAGATCGTTAGCACGCAAATCAGTCAAAAAAGCTCAAGTTGACAAATTACTCAAGCAAATATTTCCGATGGTTCAAAACCCGTTTAAAGCGGGTGAAATGAAAGAATCAAAGGGTTACAAAGCAGTTTTAGAGCTGTTTGACGGTCGTGGACGTGGTTCAGACTTACCTGGTGTAAGCGGCACTAAGTGGGGTTTGTTGAACGCTGTTACTGAATACGTTGACCATGAAGCTGGTCGTGAATCTGACTCCAGGCTTGCTAACGCTTGGTTTGGAGATGGAAACCGCCTGAAATCGCATGCTAAAGAGCTGTTAATGGCGTAACTGTAGAGGGGCTTGCCCCCTCATTTTTTAATCCCCGTAAGGGTCTTTTAGGAGCATTTATGAGTGAAGATTTAAACGATACAACCCGAAAATTTCCACGCACTTTGCGTGAAGCATTTCCTCAAGACGATTCGCCAATAAAACATTACGTAAAACCAAACGCTATGAACTGGGTTTTTGCTGTGGTGTATGTATTTGCGGTTGTTGTCATGTTATTAGATTTTTTTGTTTGGAGACCGTAATATGAATGGCACAGACATCATTGCAGAATTACATGAAGCGGCATTGAACACTTCAGACGACACAATCAAAGTTACTTTAAATTTGATTGATCTATATCAATTCAAAATACATGAGTTGGTAGCAACTATCCGAAATCATGAGGAGTACATCAAGGAACTCCAGTATGAAATTATCGCAAAGGAATCACAATGAGACATAAACACTATCATCTAATTGTCGAATGGGCTGACGGTAAGCGTATTCAACAAAAACTTTACAACGAATGGATTGCTTGTGACAAACCAAATTGGAATGTAAATTCTGAATATCGTGTTGACCCAGACCCAGTACCTGATTTTGCGGTGTCTGCCAGGGTAATGTTTTCGGATTTGTACCAAGGAGTTGAATTTTCAAAAAACGGTGATCACAACGTTGAATTTTTATTTGATGGCGATACTCATAAACTTAAGGCACTTAGGAGACTAAAAAATGATTAAAGATTTACTTGCATTGAATGTTAACGAACATACAGAAAAAAAAAACAAACTCACGTATTTGTCTTGGGCTTGGGCTTGGGCTGAAGCGCTTAAAGCTGACGAAAAGGCTACATACAAAGTAGAGTTGTTCGCTAACAGCGAGGGCGTGTTACAACCTTTTATGAACATCAACGGCACTTGTATGGTTTGGGTAACGGTCATTCTATTTGGTAAGTCAATGACTTGTCAGTTGCCCGTAATGAATCATATGAACAAGGCTATTCAAAACCCTGATGCTTTTGCCGTCAATACTGCCATTATGCGCTGTATGACTAAGTCGCTGAGTTTACACGGGCTTGGTCTATACATTTACGCTGGAGATGATTTGCCCGAAGGAGAGGATTCAACAACAGCTGTGGATGAGTCACGTTTGTTGGATTACATTGCGGCTTTTGACGAAATAATTGATATTGACGGTCTTAAGAAACTTTACATTGAGGCTTATGCGGCGTGCGATGGTAACGCTGATTGGCAGAAAAAAGTTATAGCCAAAAAAGACGAAATCAAAGGAAAACTGTCATGAGCATATCAATAGATGTTATCAATGATCGTATCAGCTACGTTATGGACAATTTCAATTATCGTGAAAAATGGGATTATGAAATGTGTTTAGAAATGAAAGAGTTGAAATTACAAAATCAAAACTTAAAAACAAGGTTGAAACGATTAGAGGGTCACCACAAATTTATGTTTGATTTAATTCGAGATATTTGTGAAGTAGAAACACCAGAGGAGAATGAAGATGTTGGAAATTGAAAGAAACGTGTTGAACAAAGCGCTCAACATACTAAACAGCCTGAAATTGAAATATGCAATTGTTTTGGATGACGGTGAAAAGCTGGGTACGTTAGAGATAGCGACCAAAGCAAACAAACCGCACGCTAGTCCATACAAATATGGCGAGTTGCGTAATTATGTACGCCCCATATTAGATGCTATGAAACCTGGTGATGCGATTGAAATACCTGACAAGGGTTACATCAAAACATTTTTACAAAACGCTATTTGTGCCTACGCATCAGAAACTTGGGGTCATAGCACTTATTCAACCACTCAGGTTGCAAACGGTGTTCAGATCATGAGAATGTCAGAAAAAGATTTATTTTAAGGAAAAAAACATGGAACAAAGAACAGAGGAATGGTATGCCGCAAGATTGGGCAAGGTGACAGCCAGTCGTGTCGCAGACGTGATTGCTAAGACCAAGACAGGGTACTCTACATCCCGTGAAAATTATTTGGCTCAGTTGGTTTGTGAGGTTCTTACGGGTAAACCCGCTGAATCTTATTCAAATGCGGCTATGCAATGGGGAGTAGATCAAGAACCACTTGCACGTGCGGCTTATGAAAGTTATCAAAACGTATTGGTTGATGAAATTGGGTTTGTTGTTCATCCAACAATATGGGCATCGGGTGCAAGTCCTGACGGGTTGGTAGGAGAGTTGGGGATGGTAGAAATCAAATGCCCAAATACAGCTACGCATATCGACACGCTTTTGACTCAGACCGTACCAGGCAAATACAACACTCAAATGCAATGGCAAATGGCTTGCGCTGGGCGTCATTGGTGCGATTTTGTGTCGTTTGACCCACGTATGCCAACAGACTTACAACTGTTCGTTAAGCGTGTAGATTATGACCCAGCGTATGTTGCTATGTTAGAAAAAGAAGTAATGTCATTTCTGAATGATTTAGATAGCAAAGTAAAACAATTAAACGAACTTAAGGTAACAAAATGAGTAAAACAGTATATGAAGTGAAAGTTGTATCAGGTAAATACACAGATAAAGAAGGTAAAGAAAAATTACGTTATACGCAAATCGGTAGCGTAATTGATACCAAAAACGGTTTAATGCTCAAATTAGTTGCTTATCCAGTAACAGACGAACATTGGACAGGCTGGGCTTATCTAAACACGCCCAAACCAAGGGACGATGCGCCGCCAAAGCGCAGAGAACAGGATGATGACATAGACTTTTAAACCTGGGGGGCTTGTCCCCCCTTAAGGAAAAAACATGAATGACGCAGATTTAGTACTTAAGATTCTTCAAGACTATTACGGGCATAAATGGGGCGCTGTTGACGAATATTTGTTGGCTAGACAAAAATTTCAAAAAGGCAAACCGTTTAGAACACAAATGTATCAACATCTTTTCAACTGGATTGAGCATCAAGATACAGCTGATGAAATAATGCAATCACTCAATCGGGAGGGTTTATATGTTCGAAACGGGCTTTGACAGATTTTGGGCGGCATGGCCTAAAAATCCACGTAAGGGGGCTAAACAGGAATGTTCAAAAAAATGGAAAAAATACTATTGCGAGACACACGTTGACCAAATTCTTAAACACGTTGAGTGGATGAAAACGACAGACCAATGGCGTAAGGACAACGGGGCGTTTATTCCAGCACCGCTTGTGTATTTAAATGGTCAGCGCTGGGACGGGGCAGAAATACCAGAAGTTACTTCAACTGTTCATGTGCGTGACCCGTATTTGGTTAAATTAGATGAAGAACGTAAAAATTTCGTACCAATGTCGGATGAAATGCGACAAAAAATTCAAGCGCTTATAAAAAAGGGGTAAATAATGGAAATTATCGGTTTACGCAAAGATATTGTGGAATGGATGGCGCAGATGGCTCTTAGACCAGCTTGGGTTGAATACATGAGGGATATGGTCAAGCGATACGATCAAGACCCTACTGGTTTGTTTAAAGGCATAGCTAAAGAAGTTTCAGCCCGTGTAAAGGAGTTAAAAAATGAGACGGGGACGAATTGACGACAACCAACAAGCGATTGTGAACATACTGCGCACAACTGGTGCTACGGTGGTTTTGCTTTCAGGCGTTGGTAAGGGTGTTCCTGACCTACTGGTTGGATTCAGAGGAGTAACGCTGTTGATGGAAATAAAAGACGGCAAAAAACCGCCGTCAGACCGAAAATTAACAACTGACCAACAAAAATGGCACGCAGAATGGAAAGGAGGGGCGCTTGCAATCGTAGACAGCGCTGATTCTGCTTTAAGAATGATAGGAGTAATCAAATGAAATATTTAATATCAATTTTAATTTTAGCTGGGTGTGCTGATAACAAACCCCCAATAGTGCCTGTGAAAGTTGAGCCACAAGCACAACAAATGAGCCGCAACGAAGTTGTACAGGCTTCAATGGAGTGTGAAGCGGGCAATTTGCGACCAGTACCAATCATATCAAAACGTATGGTTTCGGGTATGTACAGCGATATTGTGATTGACGTTCAATGTATGCCCAAACGTTCGTCAATGTATTAGGGGACAAGAATGAATGACTTATTTAAGCCACACCAATGCCCCAGGTGTTTTGGTCTGTTCAAAGTAGGTGACAGGTTTTGGAATGACGGTGGTACTGTGTATCACTTGATGTGCTGGATTAACAA